CAGTCCTTGATGGTTAATGACTCAATTATTGTAGTGCAGTTATGCCTGGAAAAGCGCCTGGCGAGTACACTATGCGCCCGACTTTTATTGATGCCGTGCGCAAACACGTTTACTCTTTGCCTTCTGCAGATGAGTATCAAAGAGTTGATCGATTCACTCTTATCAACACCATGCTTTATTACGTCCAGCAAAAGTATGTTGAAGGAATCGAAGAGCAAACTGCGATGCCCGTGTCTGCGGCTCCGGTTTTCGAGCGAAGGGGTCGGTGCGATGTGTCCCATGTTACCGGGGCCCCTTCCGTGTTGGGACCACTCAATGTGCAATTGAAGAGCCGTTTTGTTACAACGACTCCTTCGACGTCCAGGAGGGCGTAGAGTTTTTCGTCGACGGAGAGATTCAATTCCCTCCTGGAAACGAGAAACCTGACGGCACCTACCGGACCATCTTTGGCCCCTCTGTCTCACACAACGGTCAGATTTATGCAAACACTGATCATAATTTTCGCTTCGCTGCACGTCGTCTTTTAGGGAAGAGAGTGCCAGAGCGTGAAGGTTATCATGAACAACTATTTGCCAATCAGACATCATTTATCAACCGCCATCCCCACATTATCTCATTACTCCAGAACACCTATTTGCAGCATTTCGAGCATTATCAAGGGGCTGAAATTGAAGCTCTTGAACACCACGCTGACATCCACCCCAAACGCGCTTTGCGGTTACAAGCCCATTCCGAGCTTGAAGAAGAATGCATAAACCACGACCAGAAGCATCTCTGGGTCCGTAGCGTTTTGTGGAAGCTCAAGAAAAACGAGTGGGCCAAACCGGGAAAGAAGCCACGGTCCATCGGTGACCTTGGCGTGGCCGCCTCGCTTCTTGGGTTTAGACTCACCAATTTCCTCAAGACTGCTCAGTCCGAGTGCCCCTTGCATATCAACGGGGGCGACATCGTTTTCTGCAAATCACCTGATCCTTTCCAGCTCAAGAAACACTTTGACAATCTCTACGATCCCCCTGGGCGATTCTATTATGTGTATTTCTCCGACGATGCTTGTCTAGCAATGCGTCGTGCAGATGGCACTGTGGATAGATTCAACTTAGACATCTCCTCTTGCGACGCTTCTCACAGCCCGCGATTGTTTGAGATGCTCGTTGATATTATGCCGCCCGGCATGCCTGCTACGGACATGCAGAGACTTGTTGATCAGTGTAAGCTTCCTTTACGTGTTGTATCCCATGCCAATGAGAAGAACCGGATTGTATTGTGCCCCAAGCGCGCAATGCTTTATTCGGGCAGTACCATTACTACAGGAATCAACAACTTAGCCAATATCCTCATTGCACTCGCCGTCTCCGAACTTGACTACACAGGAGATTGCGACGAGAAAGGTGTGTGCACACAATTAGTTGATGCTGCCGCGCAGGCTGGCTATATCGTTACTGGATGCGAACCATTGCAAGTGTTCGAAGATGTGCAATTCCTCAAGAATTCTCCCGTGCTCGACACCTTTGGCTGTTGGCAACCCCTGATTAACTTCGGTGTGTTCCTCCGTGCCTCTGGGACTTGTGACGGTGATTTACCTGGAACTGGGGATATTGATGCGCGTGCTGCCGCCTTTCAGCGTGGCTTACTTGCGTGTACCTTTCCTTTTGCTGCTTCAG